GATGGTCGTCTAAAGAACACCCCGTTATGATTGATCACAACGCATAGCTGAAAAATCGTGGTTTCAATATGTACAAAAATGTTCCACGATAAAACATATTGTATTTCTACAGTTCGCTCAATTTGCGCCGGACCAGGGCGCAAACTTATTGCATGCTTGAAAATTTTATTGCTGTATTACTTCATAGATTAGAGGTGAGAAGCTGACAAGGACAACAAGAAATGGAGTGTAATAGCAGGTCGCCAACCGACATAGCTGAAACCGACTCACGTATTCTTTAGCCTAGTTCTCACATTTATCTAATTAATATCACTTGTTACAATGCCACAAACAAAACACACAACACTTTGATGGTAAGCGAGTCCAGGACATAGATCTTATCGACCCGTAGAAGTTATATGCCTATCTAAGGAAATGATTGTACACGTGAAAAGAACACGAATTCTTCAGTACTATGTGAGATTGTTTGTGAATATATATATTTACAATAAAATTAAATAATTCGTTTGAACTCAAAATTTGAGCAGTGAATTTACAATTGGAGCATTAGATCCGTAAGAATCTGGGGCTGCGGATGAGATGTATGTGCCATCTGCCTTATATAGACAATTGACAAACATCCCAGGCACATTATAGAGAGTTCCAAATCGAGCATCATCGCCAATAGACATGAAAACTTTAAACTTATAAGACGTGGCTTTATCCAACGTATCTGTGTATATGACTATACTACCTAGATCAGAGATTTCGCTATCTCTCTCATAATTTTCGCTTCCGGGTCCATTAGGCGCAATAATCGATAGAAACCTGCTAGAATATGGAATTGTAAATTCTGCTGTTCTATTTATTGAACTCAAATGAGTTATTGGGAGTCGTGTATTATAAGGAACTTGTAGTGCTGAGCGGTTATTCAAATCGGTTGGAGCCGAAGCGAAATTATACAACTGATTGGCGACTGTATCGCTTCTACTAAGAGTTCTATTAATACACGGAGGAAAATAAAAAATATCAAAACCATGGCTTGGCACAACACCTGTGTCATCCAACATAATCTTAAAATTGAGGGACCCTTTGAATTGCCTAAATAAAAGGGTATACCAATGCCATAAAGATTGCACTGGTGGAGATTTCAATGAAGATGCTGTTGGAGGCACTGTAACAGGTATAATTCCGAAGAAAGTCTGGGTTATATCCATTATAGTGAAGGCACCTTGCTGGTCATTTTCAGCAGCTGACAAAACAACTGGTGAAAACATGTGATATTTCTTAAGGACGTCTCTAAATGAGAAAACACTCTTCTGCGCGACGTCTTGACGCGGTTGAGTGTGTGTATTTGGGGCCACCAATTGCTCTTGAGACATATCCATATCGGACATGGGAGTAATTAATGGTTGAGATGATGACTGGGGTTTCATTTTATGCGTTGTTCTCTCAAGAACAGTATAATCGTCATCAGTATCATACTGTTCTTCAATGATTACTCTTTGCCTACGCTGTTTAAAGAGATTCGGAGCTGGTAGTGTTACTGGTAAAAGACTGTTAGCTAAAGCTAATGTTGATACTTCGTAATCATCTGCAGCCGCTATAAAAACGTTGAAAAATATTGTTGAGGGTGTCCCGCTAGGGGCTACCAATGGGTTTAAAACGGTTACATTTAACATACCCATAGTGTCTGACGCTGTTATCAAATTGGAATTTGGTACATACAGATACGGAGTGATAGCGGTAAACGGAACGGTGAATTCTATAGTATTGGAGCCTTGATTAATCTCAACGGCTTGCCCATACTGAGATGTGGCGGACTGCAAAGATCCTGAAGGCGATGGAATATACTCTCCATAATTAAATGAAAAGAATATTTTGCCAGTCTGGAATGATGTAGCAACTATTTGTATCTTATACGTCAGGCCTCCCTTGTAAAAAGCAAAAGGGGCTGTCAAATACGATAACAAAGGGGCTGCTGTTATCTTGCCGTCTTCACATCTAGTGGGCATCGGGTTCATGGGCCAATATGCAATTGTATCTCCAACTCCATCTTTGGTAGTTAAAGGGAAAGATCCTAAATAAGAATATTTCTTTTTTAAATAATCAAATGACATTTCGTCCGTTAATGTGGCGAATGTGTCTGATGTAACTGGGGATACTTTTTGTGGGTCTAAGGATAACTTATCTATATATTCTACTCCTGAGCCAAAATTCATATATTGAGTGGTAACTACTTTATCTGCTTCTGTTATGCGGGGATCCGTTGGATTATCAAGTCCAAAAATACCCACAGCAGCATCAATAGCGTCGCCCAATAAATCATCTGGCACTATTTTGCTAGCTATTGTATCTAAAATTCGTTCTTTGGATTGGGGTTTCAGTCTAACAACTGCGCTTGGGGTTGTCCGGCGCGGTACTTTAAACTGATTATCGAGAAATTGAGAAAATATACTAATGGAGACATTATCAGTGGTTGAAGCTGACAATGCCAATTGATTAAAAACTACTATATATATAAAACCTAATGTATTGTCTGTTGCAACCGCCGCTGTGTCTGCTATGTTCAAATATGCCTGCAATGAGTTGAATGGAATTTCCATATCAGCTACAGTGTTGGCATTTGGAAATAGATAACAGCATTGGTTGACAGTTAAAGATGAAAAGTTTGAAGTCAAAGAAGACTCAATCATGGAAACATTTGTTAAAGGAACAAATGCAGCCACAACAGAGCCTTGGGTTAATGGGGATCCTGTAACTTGAAATTGCAAATGGCATGTTCCGTTCCAGAACGTGAAGTTCTTAAATGGAGCAGCTGATAATCCTGTTGTTATTAAATCTTGGGGGACACGAAGCCTAGATAGTATCGTATGCGAACCTTGGTTAGAAAGCCAAGGAATGTTAGTTACTAAACTAAATCTACGTGTCATCATATCTAAATCCCATGGCTGTTCCTGTATTACGTTGCGTGATATTAAATGCTTGCCGGGTGCTCCTGGGCGAGAAGAGAAATTAGTTGGCTCTCTTGTCGTCAGTCTCACTCCTAATTGTGTTGTATGTATCATTTCAGTTGAAGATTGGTCGTCTTGTCCCTTAATACTTGTTCCCTGAGGTGAATTCATATTAAAGTAATAGTTTTATGTCATTGCGGACAGGGATAAGGACAATCTAATGTATATATTCTAAATCTTCAAAATCTGATCCATACTCTCCTGCGTTATATAATTTGGTTAATAATCCTTCTGACATAAATCTGGGGTGAATACTTAATTGTTTGCTCTCTAAATAATTCTCTATATGCTTCATATATTTATGGTATGATTCGTAATGTAAAAATGCTTCGCGTTGAAAATTCTCTAACTTTACTGTTGTCATTTCAATATCCAAAACGCCATTCTTGATATAATTCAAAGTTCCTTCCATAGAGACCACATCTAATGGTCCTACTACAGAATTCAACTTTGGATGTCTCAAAAATCGACGTTTCAAAAAAGAAACTTCACTTAAGGGCTTAAACATATTATTTTCTTTCCATTCCGATTTATCAGCTGGTGTGAAATCTAAACCTATGCTCATCATAACTTCTTTTATGACCATAGGGTTAAAGACATCTTTGCATCTGTCTTTCACACTAACTAATTTATCATCTCCATAAACATAATCCAAAATATCTGACAAGAATTCCAAAACTGTTGGTTTTCTATTCCTTTTTAAACATCCCTTATAGTAACAATAAGCACTATAGGTACGATTCATCAAGGAATTGTAAAAAGCCGTCAAAGCTATACCTGAGGGTAAATTATGGGTTGATATAAACAATTGCGATCCTACAATGATTGGGGTACTGATTATTAATTCTAACAAAAAGCCAAAAATAATAATCATATGTTCGTCTGTATACTGGGTTCCAAATATTACATTAAACTCCTTTGTAAAGAGCCTAGGTTTAAAAAATTTCCTAAGCACTTTATTAAGAGTCCTTTGAAATACTGGATGCATCTTCTTGTCCCACCACTTGTAATCACCATCGAAAAAGTTCTTACTGTGGGCTATAAATCGTCGTGCTATCTCCTCCCATTGTTTGCTCAATGGGTTTATTCCTATCATAATACCATTATTAAACTTATCCTTTGAAAACTTGACCATCAAGTCTCCAAAGAAAAAGCGATATAATAATGTTAATATAAGAGGACCCGCTTGAAATAATCTCACAGTCTTGGGATTTCCTTCTGCATCAATATTCCTAAGCTCATCTTTCATAGTTGTAACATAACAAGTACTAAAATCAAATTCGTTCCTAATCATGCTATCTGTCACTTCTACCACACGATTTTTTAAATCTTGTGATATGGTTCCCTGTTCGTAATCTAAAAAATTTTTCTTTGTTCCTGTTAATCCATATCCCACAGATGTTGTGGGGTCTATCCTATTTAAGTCTGCGGTTCCGCAAACCACTTCTTTCTCAGTCAACGGTGTTGCAAATTCTTCTCCTTTAAGTGTACGTGAAATTAATTCTTCCATAGCTTCCTCGACAAACGGTATTGGGACGAGGTCTATTGATGGTGCTACAGAAAAACTCTCTCGGTGTAACTCATTAACTTTTTTCATAGACAATAACTCTGCTGGTTTACGCTGCACTTCAAAAATGCCATGCACTAGTGACGGTACTATATTTGATTTGGTATTATTAACCACAAATACTTCCCTGTCAATTCTAGCACCTGAAAAATTTGCTTCATCTACATTCTTTGTTTCTAATATAACTCCAATTGGTTGTAAAAATAAGTTTTGAATTTGTAATAGAGATTTCTTGGTAATAACTTTCGCTACTCCAATAGACCTTCCATCATGTAGCTCAGCACTTGAGACGTGCTGTGCTACCAAATATCCATCCTCATTAACTAACCATGCACCACATAAACCATCCATTTCAAAATCGTAAACGTGATCAAGTACTGTCAGTTTACCACTATAACCAGACCGCGTTTGATAAGTCTGATTTATGGAATCCATCGTAAAATGCTTCTCCATCTTGATAATTCCACTTGGTGTAATCATAAAGGCATTATTATTAGTCGACGTGACATCAACTTTAAGCATCTTATAATACCTCGGCAACTCTTTTGGAAGTTGGAACACACAAACATCATCATCATAATCTTTCCATATCGCTTGCATAAAAATCTTATCATATTTCACATTTCCATTGTTATCATAAATTGTAAATATCAAATTCTCGGTATTGGGGTATATGGCATGGTAAGTCAACAAAAGTTTATCTCCAGAAAATAATCCAGAGGTTATAACTTCTATTGTCTCGCCATCTCTCACTAAATGTATTTTGGCTACTATACAATTCCTCGCAAATTTACTTAATTGTGGGGGTTCATCCTTCTTATTCAAAACATTAAATTTCTTCCTATCTAAAAGTTGTATAACACTGTTGGGTATTATATTCTTAACATCAACTACTTTTTTATTTTGATTAGACTTGTGAAATCTTGGGGCTTCGCTCACCTTATCATCTTTCTTTTCCGGACTGTAGTACTCATAAATCGAGTACACAGCATAGATCGATAATAAAGCAACAAATACCAAAATTAAACAACGGGAATCACCTAAGCGTTCCCTCCAATCAGCTATCCTATCATAAAAAAAATCTAACATATATCCTAAAAATAATCCATCAAAATGTCGCTGGAAAGCAGCATTTACTCTATCAATCAAACTTTGGGCTCTCATTATTGGCAATGGCTGTAACTCGCACTCTAACGCATCTTGTTCTGCATATCCTACTTGTTTAGCCATTTCAGTTCTGATGTAATCGTCAACAGCCAACAATAATTGCTCAGTGTTGTCTATTTGAATCCTCCTTATCTCACGAAATTTTTTCATACCGGGGGTGTTATCATATTTTCTAAAAACTAAAATTCCTTTGTGTTGTCCTTCATACTTCTCCATAAGATCAGTATTTATTTCATGTAATCTTCTATACAAAGCTTCCGGCTCTGCTATGCCGTCTGTTGGTTTTATCATATTGGGAGTGGGTATAACATTCGTTGTAATTAGCATCAACTTGGAAGAAAAATATTTTGTATCTTTCAAACTAGCTTCTGCACATTCCAACGGATATTTCAAAGTGGAGACCATATTAATAATAGATCCCCACTGGGATATTGCTTTCTGTCCTAAGTCATCTATGTTATATATGTCTTCGCTATTATACTGATCATAAAAAGCTTTATTTCCATTCACGGGGGGTGAATCGAAATAAACATCATGATCTTTTGTGTATAATGACAATAACTGTCTACACATAGTTGTCTTTCCTGTTCCGGGTGATCCATTAAAAACTATACATACTGGTTCAACTCTTGAAGTCTCACTAGCACTTTTCGCCATCTTAAACAATCTGTTAAAACGAGCCGCGACATCCTTAAAATAAGGAGGCAGCACTGCTCGTTGTGTTAACATAAGGTTCTTGATCTTTTCATATTCCTTTTGCAAATTAAAAATAGCTCTCTGATTTTCGGGGCTAGTATGCATGCTTTTATTTTCTACACTCATCCTTAACAAACTCTCCATCTTACGCTGTATGATTCCGATTTGTGAAAAAGGAAACATATTTTCGAAAACTAACAAAACTTCAACAATATATTTAATCAAATCACTTTCCAATACATTTTCATCAAAAAGTTCCAAGACTCGCCTTGGAATACTAACAACAAAATTCAACATACTAAAAATCCAATCTGCATCATCCAACACTTTGAAACTAGTGAATAAGGGCATATCCTTCAAAATATTTTTTACGTATTTTGGAGTATATGCACTCATCAGCAGTCCCATAGTGAATTGCTCACACGGGCCGCCTTGTGGGTTCAAATTAAAATCAGGAAGTTTAATTCCTAATTCGGAAAATATATATTTATAAGATTCATAACAATTTAAAATTAAAACGGAAACTTTTTGCATGATTCCAAGAGCTGTTATTGTGCTCTTATTATCAAACATTTCTAAAACACTCTTCACACTATCGTACATCCGCGTAAGATGCACCATTATTAAGATAGAATTCTTAATACCTGAAAAAAGATCACTAACTACTTTGGCTTTGTCATGCACTGTTTCAATAAGGCGACGGGCTTGGCCTATCTCCTCTTGAAACATCCACTCAACTAATCCATACATTCTCTGTCTTATTGCTTCTCTAATGGGACCGGGATTTGACTCCCCTCCACCTAAAACAAACAACAAAGAACCTAATATTTTATATAAACTATCGAATAATTCTTCACTAGAAACTAAATCAAAAAATAAATTCTTACCTCTACAAGTTATACTAGTTTCTGCGCTACACGTATATAAAACAGCCTTAGCTTGCGCAAAGGCATGAGCGTGCCGCATACCAGAAAAAGCACTAGTACACAACAAAATATTACTATATTCATATAATTTAATTAATAAAGTTGTAAAATTTGATCCATATAAATAACCATCTGCTGGTTCTAAAGCCTTTGCTATCATAATAACCACATCCACAGTATCTAAAATAAGTTGTTCATTAAATCGTGAGTCACTACGTTTATATATTCTAAGAAAATAAACTAAAAAATATCTATAATAACTACTGGGCATTAAAACATCAAATAAAAATCTAAAACGTGGAATTGATAAAAATATCGTAGCAAAAGTCTGTACATAAAGTTTAAATATATAATCATTGTCAAAATAAATCATTGATGAAAAATTTGGAAATCTAAAAACATAAAATAACGTCAACTCGGCATTGACGGGTATAATAAATTGAGATATTATATGATTAAACCAAATATGAAACGTGGTTAATGAAAATACTTTGGTGTAATAAGTCTTTGGCAACATATTGTAAAATTTCTTAAACACGTCTATTGCTCTAGCCGCTGCACCATTAATAGTTTCACGCAAAACCCTATTTGGGTCTCGCAAACCAAGACAAAATTCAACATAATCATCTAATATCTCTCTAGGAACTTTAACACGCAGTATTTTTAAATAGTCATAAGCAACATCCAAAATGCGCTGCTTTGAGATTCTATAATTTTTCGATTTCACCATCACAAACCTTTCACAAACTACTCCAAATTGGAATCCTGAATCAATATCATTAAGCCGTTGTAAAATAGCTCCATATTCATTCTCGGGTATTTCATAAAGGCTCATAACTGCTCTCTCGATCTCTGGGACGATATAAGCTTGGCCGATAACGTGATCATAAATTTCATTACGAGGAAGAATTTCCACCTCGTATCTTGGAACACTACTAATCTGACTAGTGGTGTTTCCAGCACGATCTTCGCTGGCTTCTCGTTCGCTGTCCATGTTAGACATAGTCACTGGTTTATTATTTTCTATTATAATGGTCGGTTTTGTCCCTAAAACAATATCTTCGATTGAACTTGTCATAGTGG